AAGTGATTGGCAAGTTTCACGAGCTACCGAGAGGGCTGATGGTTCTTTAGCGGCTGTTCTCGCAGCCAGAGAGACTATTCGTACTGAATCTAATACTGCTGAAACTGCTGTAACTGCACTGACAGACCGAACTGCCGTTAAAGCCTTTACTTGGTAAAAGGAAAAAGCAATGAGTTTGGATTACAAAGGGGAAAAGTTCGCAGGCTACAACAAATGCAAGCGAACCCCAAAACACAAAACCAAGTCTCATGCTGTCGTTGCCAAGGAAGGCGACAAAGTTAAGCTCATTCGATTCGGTGAACAAGGCGCGTCTACCGCAGGCAAACCAAAAGCTGGCGAGTCTGATGCGATGAAAGCGAAGCGAGCCAGCTTCAAAGCCAGACATGGAAAAAACATTAAGAAGGGAAAAATGAGTGCGGCTTACTGGGCTGATAAATGCAAATGGTAGGAGATTATCTTGGGTCTTTACAGCAACATTCACGCTAAACGTAAACGCATTAAAGCAGGTTCAAACGAGAAGATGAGGAAGGCAGGAACTAAGGGTTCGCCCACTGCCAAGAACTTTAAGAACGCTGCTAAAACAGCAAAAAAGAGGAAGTAACTATGCCAGTAGTCAATGGTAAGAAATATCCGTACACCGCCGCAGGCAAGAAAGCAGCAGCGAAAGCAAAGAAGAAGAAAGCAAAGAAGTAAATGTGGTCTTCATCGCTTGAGATTTATCCAGTTCATGTGGCAAACACTCAAGCACCTGTTGGTCAAAGTTACTCAAGTTATGTCATTGAGACTCAAGTTACCCTGGAGTATGACTACATGATCGTGCAGCCACCAAAAGCTCCTTACAGCCTACAGCCAGACTACGCAACAAGGCACTGGGTATGCTAGCCGAATTAATGGTGGCCAATGCCGCGTTCAAAGTGATTAAGACCACATTGGAGAATGGCCGTGAAATTGGAGCTGCTGGTGCAGCACTTGGAAAATACTTCGGTGCTGAAAAGGCAATCCAGAAGCAAGTCGCTACTGGTACTGGAAACGTACTAGAGGCTTTCCAAGCCAAAGAGCAGCTTCGTATCAACGAAGAAAATCTAAAGTTCATGCTCAATAAGCAGCGACTTCATGGATGGGTAGACTTTTTAGCTTTCAAAGCACAATACACGCGAGACTTGCGAGAAGCAGAGCAAGCAAAAGTAAGACAAAAAGTTGCAAGACAAAAGGCACTAGACGCAAACTTGTCGGCAGCTATTAAGGCATTCGGCATTGTATTGGTAATAATCGCAGCCGCATTTGGCGTTGCATTTTATGTGAGATAAACGATGAGCAATTTAACAGATGCAGAAAAAGATGAGATTGCTGAACTAGCTGCTGATAAAGCATACCAACGATTCTATGCCGTAGTTGGCGAGAGCGTAGTCAAGAAAGCAGTTTGGATTTTAGGCGCAGCCGCAGTTGCAATCTGGGTCTACTTCAGTGGAGATATTCCAAAATGAGCAGGATAATAGAGATGCTACGGAAGCATGAGTCTGTAGAGACTCACGCATACGAATGTTCTGCCAACAAAATAACTGTTGGAGTTGGCCGTAATATAGATAAGGATGGAGGGATAGGCTTGTCTAACGATGAGATAGACTACCTTCTGGCCAATGACATTAAACGTGTAAATGGTGAGCTACAGCGTAGCTTTGATTGGTTTAACGCATTAGACCAAGTACGAAAAGATGCGATGATTGACCTATGTTTTAACATTGGCCTTCCTCGCATGAAGGGATTCAAGAAAGCCTTAGCTGCAATGGATGGTGCTGACTACGATACAGCAGCAACAGAGTTCCTAGATAGTCGCTGGGCAAAGCAAGTAGGATCACGATCTGTCACTATCACAGACATGGTTCGTTCAGGATCGTATTAAGATGGGAATCCTCAACAACATATTTGGCAGTGGTGACGTGATCAGTAAAGGGATCGACTTGATCGACTCTTTCCACACGAGCGACACAGAGATGATCGAAGCTCGCACAACTGCCAAAGTTGAGTTGATGCAAAGTTACGCTCCATTCAAAATTGCCCAGCGAATCCTCGCAACACTTTTCGCACTGACTTACATCTCAACCTACGTCCTCGTAATCATTATGACATTCCGAGGAGAAAACGTAGATGCAGTCAAAGGAATCCTCCAAGAATTTCAAATTGATTGGATCATGCTGTCCATTGTGATGTTTTATTTCGGTGGCGGTCTTGCAGAAAGTGTAATGAAAAAGAAGTAAAGGACGAACCACCAGCGACAACTCAATAAACTGACCACTACGATAATCAAATGGTGGTCAAATGAGCGAATTAAAAAAACTAAAAGCTGAACACAAAATCCTATACTCCCTAACCTCCTCGAAAGGTTGGGAACATCTTAAAGAATCCATCATCAAAGACGAAGTTCTCAAAGTCGCATACTCTCTTTGCGAGAATAAGCCGATGGACGTAGATCAAATACACTTTCAACGTGGGGCAATGTGGGCAGCTCGCCGATTCTCCTCCTTACCTGATCAACTTATGCACACTTTAGAGAATGATATTGCACTTTTAGAAGCGCAGGAAGCTCTATTAACAAGCCCCGAACCCATATAACCCCATCACTACAGCCAGACAAGGACGATACTCCCTCTGGCTATTGCGATACTTCACCTAACAACCCACTCAACTTCCGCTAAGGCCGAAAATTATGTCAATGGATCAACAATTAATGCAAGCGATGGCAGCTAAGAAAACTGGTGTAGCACCAGAAGCACAAGCTCCTCAAGCTCCTCAAGCTCCTCAACCACAAGCACAGCAACCACAAGCTCCTCAACCTAAAGCTCCTGAAACACCAACCCCACCTACTGCACAAGAGAAAGCTTCTGCTGCTGCATCACCTACTACTGAAGGTGACATGGCTCAGAAAGAAGCCGTCATGTATGACATTAACTTCGGTGATCAGAGCCGCCAGTTGTCAGACAAGCAAATTAAATCTACCTTTGATCGCTACTCATCACTAAACCATAAGCACCAAACCATGAAGCCTGTTCTGGATTTTGCAGAGCAATTGATGGGTGCTGCTAAAGAGAAGGGTCGTGACGTTTCTCCTGAACAGTTCGTTAAAGGACTACAGCGAGCTTTCCAAAAGAACGCTCAGTTTGGTAAAGGCACAAACACCGAGAAGACTCCTGAAGGTAAGGTCGATACCCCTTACAATAACGCGACCCTCGATGATGATGCCCTTGTTCGCTGGGAAGAAGAGAATGCGGTTTCACTACCACCAGCCTACAAAGAATCTTTTGCCCAACTAAAATCCATGCAAGGTGATAACGCCCAGCTCAAAGCCTTATTAAAGCAATTAGTATCTGGCCAAAAGGATATTGCAAAGGGTGCAAAGCAGGGTCTTGAAACTGCGGCTTCCTCGCAAGAGTCCTCGCAGAAGCAGCGCATCATTAACAACCTTAACCAAGCTCAGTCTTCACTTGGTCTTCCTGACCAATCAGACAACGACTTCTTTAACTTTGCTTATGATCGTGGTTATACCATTGAAGACTTTATGGATCCCAAGCTAACGCTTCATGTAGCTCAAGACTTTAAGAACAACATGAACACTCCTGAGATTGAACGCTTACGAGAAATCGCAACGCGCAGACAGGCTTTCACAGGAACAGTGGACTCAGCACCATCAGCAGGAGGCTCATCAGTAGCTTCTAGCTCAGATCAATCCTTCATTGACACTCTGGCCAACACAGCCAAAGCCAAGCAGAACATGATCTAGCAAGGACGATAGAAGGGTACAGCTCATGTACCCTTCAATTATCGACAGTCCGACATTGAGCGCATTAGCCCTCTTTAATGCCCGACACCATCGACCATAACAGGATCAAGCACGAGATTTCGGCAAACTCCTTTGTTATAAACCATATACACACTCTAAATTAAGTGGCGCATAAGGCACTATTGCCTTCGTCAAACAAAAGGAATACCCCAATGAGTACAGCAATTTTAGGATTGCGTGGTTCTGGTCAGTTCGATGCGGACTTCCGACCAAAGAACTATCGTGAAGTTTACTCCCTGATCGAGCCTAACGGAACAGCTCCATTACAAGCCCTTCTCTCCATGACAGGCAGCGAATCTACTGACGATCCAGAGTTTCGTAACTTCAAAGACGAACTACCTGATCGCGTCTTAACTACCTCTGCAACTGCAACTAACTCAGCTACAACTCTAGCTGTAAACAACACTGCTGATTTACCATTTATCGTTGCTGGCACTTTATTGTGCAACACTGCTACAGGCGAAATGATGCGTGTATCTGCTGTTAGCGGCACAGACATTACTGTTGCTCGTGGTATCGGTGGTGGAGCTGCGGCAGTAGGAAGTGGCGCAGAAATCGTTATCGCTGGTTTCGCTGACCAAGAAGGTGGAACTTCACCTGCACCAGTATCTTTTGATCCTATCGTTGGTTCAAACTTTACTCAAATCTTTAAGACTTCTGTTTCTATTACTGGCACTTTGGATTCTACCAACTTGCGTACTGGCGACAAAGAGCAAGAAGATTTAACCAAAGCATTGAAGATGCACATGAGCGACATTGAACGCGCATTCTTCTTCGGCAAAAAAGCAGAGCAAAACGGCACAACCGCTTCACCTACTCGTTACACTGGTGGATTGTTGCAGTCTATTACATCTATCACAGATGCAAGCACTAGCTCTACTGCTGGTCAGTTAACCGAGAAGCAGTTTGATCGCGCCTTGGTTGAAGATGTATTTGCTTTCGGCAACCCTGAGAAGATTTGTTTCGCAGGCGCAGGCGCAATTGCAAACCTAATGGAAATCGGCAAGAATCGCTGGCAGCCAACTTCGGTTGATAATGCCTACGGCGTATCTTTCACTCGCTACACTACTTTTGCTGGCGACCTGTTAGTTTACTTGCACCCAATGTTCCGTCAGATTCCATCTATGAAGAACGAGATGGTCATCATTGATATGCCACACTTGAAGTATCGTCACCTAGAAGGTCGTGACACAATGCTTCAGCGTGATATTCAATCTGCTGATTTTGACGGCAAGAAGCATCAGTACATGACTGAATGTGGACTAGAGCTTTCTCACTCGAAAGTTCATCACCGCATCAAAGGCTGGACTAGCGTATAACATAGTTATACCTGAATGCCTTAGTCCGTAAGGACGACCACAAGGCTTCAACCCAGCACAATAGCCAGAGAACTAAACCGCTCTGGCTTTTTTTGGCCTATAGGTTAATCCCAACGGAGACAACATGGTCGATTCATCAAAAGTTACTCACGCTAGTCCTAGCAAAGACGTTGAAAAGAAAGCAGCCTTAAAAAGTAAAAGCTCTCGCAAGACTTCAGATGTTGAAGTGGATGGCTTTACCTACTACACCTCTGCTGTGCTTGAGGATTCCTTGTTCGACATCAATGTTGGCGACTCTCGCCTCCGTCCCTCGTGGGATACAGATCATAAGTATCCTATCTGGGCAGTTCCAAGCAACCTGAAAGCTCAGTTCTCTCGCCATACCTTCGTGAAGATGGGTCGTATCATCCAAGTAGCAGATTAATTACTAAACTTCGAGGGTGTTTTTGTGACAGTAACTAGCTCCAATCCCAACATACGCGATTACTACTCGCCCTTAGAAGACCTAATAATTAAAGTCCTACGGCGTTATGGTGAGTTTCACCCTTCCTCTGTGGATGGTGAAGTCTCTCTTATGATGATCGACTTCGCTAACTCTGTGCTTCTTGATTACAACACCCATCCATACCGATCTGGTGATACCGAGATAGAAGACTATATTGCATTGCAAGAAGCTCGTGATCTGCCAGATGAGATCGTTATCTCTGGCCTTATCTACTACTACGCAGTACAGCAGATGTCTCAAAAGATGCAGGCTTATCGTCAGATGTACTACGACAATCTACATCGGATTACTTACCACAATAAGTTTGGTAACAAGCCCATTACGATACCTAAGTTTGAATAACTATGTCTTCCTTTAAGTCGCCTTCAGGCGTACAGCTAAACTCATTTCTTTATCGGAACTTCCGAGGAATAGATTCCTCTCGTGACATTGCCGCATTAGAGAATGGAGAAGCCCAGCACCTTATTTCGCTTAACAATGGTTATGCAGATTGGCGTGGCGTTATCAATATGGATCGAGGTGCTTCTCGCCATGTTCTCGCATACGGATCAGTGGACAATGTTCGCTGGTTTGGTCGTGACAATGCGGTATGGGTAGAGAAAAACGCAGCAGGAAAGTCATTTGTTTCTGATAAGGGCCAGAGAAAAGAGGAAGTCTATGCAGCAGATGCCGTAGTTTCTACTACAGTATTTGATGGCGAGGTGGTATTTGCTACTCAGTCCTCACCTATCTATCACTTCAATGGATTCACATGGAAGCGTAACGAGTCTGCATCAAATGCAGACCCAGCATATATCTGTACTGTATCTGGACGCTTATGTTTGTCAGGAATGACAGGATCGGCTACTGCTATCTGGCTATCACGTCTTGAAAACCCCATGATCATGCCGCCTGATGAGGATGCTCAATCCACTCAGGTAGATAAGGCTGTCTATATAGACATTCGTAACGTGGTGGGTTCAGCAGAGACAGTCAAGGGACTAGGACGATTCGAGTCTTCTCGACTAGCTGTATTCACTGAGGACAGAACACTTGTATATAACGTATCCGCAAACTACGAGCAGATCAAGCTAGACTCCTCCATTCAGATTGGTGTGGGTACTATCTCTCACAATACAATTGCAGAAGCAGGCTCAGACCTTATCTTTTGTTCTCGTAACGGCGTTCATACCATCAAACGATCTAAGGAAAACGGCGTTACAGTCTATCCTGTTCCGATGTCAGCCAAGATCGAAGAGATATACAGGGCTTTCGTTAAGTCTGTTCGCAACCCAGAGCAGATTAATGCGTTCTTTGATCAGGATGAGAACCAATACCACATCTTCTTCCCGATGACGGACAAGCTTTCTCGCAGATTGACCCTATCTCTTAACCCTCTTGATGCAGACAACAACACTTGGTCATCGTCAGACTTCTTAAACGCTCGATGCGCTTCAGTTCTTGGTGGTCGTGTGATTCTTGGAACGGCTGGTGGTGTGTGGGAGTTAAAGCAGTACGAGGATGCGGTGATGAAGACACCTAAGATGACGATAAACACCCCGATCTTATGGCACGAGTCTATCAACACAGTTAAAGAGTCCCATTCGTTTATCCTTCAAGCTTCTGGTAGAGGCGTTATTAATGTCGAAGCCTTTGATGAAGTCGGACGACAACTAAGTAACATACGTTATCAAATAGAAGATGACGTAAGAAATAATGAGTTCCCTGAAAATCCAATGCGACTCGAATACGAGCGTAAATTTGAACACCGATATAAAGGTGTTCAGTTCCGATTCAATGTAGAAGGTGATGGGCTAGTCAAGGTCATCGGTTTCGCTGTCAACACGAGGAAAAACTAATGGCTCGCTTACGCCAACAACACGCGCAGAACTACGTTTCATCATCTAACGTACACACTGAGTTTGAATCAATTGTTCGTTACCTGAATAGCGCAGAGCGTGGTAACAAAACTTTTGGTGAACTATTCTCAAAACTATTCAATACAGAAGGTGAAGTTAACCTTCCTGTTGAGTTTCGATTAAATACTTTAACGGGTATTGAGGCTCGTGTTGGATCAGGATATGCAGGAGAGGAAGGCTGGACTAGCGTAGCTACCCTCGCAGATGTTCGTGGTGCTTCTGGCTCTAACGTAGGAACTATTGAAGGTGCGTTATTCTTTAACCGCCAAGACATTGTATCAACGGCAGATCAAACCGCTTTCCCTTATCCCCTAGACGTGAACATGTCTAGCAAAGCCCTTGTCTTCTTGAATGGAATTCTATTACAGGAATCCTTAATAACCCTAGACTACACTAATGGTAATGTTGTTCTTTCAACAGCCGCAGCACTTGATGACTTGGTAACGATCTATTCAATTCGCTCTCAGTCAGTGACCAACTATCGCCGTCTTGATTTCGATGTAACTTCTATCCGATCTCAGGTTCCTTTCTCGCACACTTCAGACGAAGAAGTGGTGGTTTATAAGAATGGCATCTTGCAGCGTATCGGTGGTTCATTTGACTACAACAAAGATGACACGTTGGATGTAATCACATTCACTACTGACTTGGTTACTGGTGACGTAGTTAACGTCTTAACAGTTGAGAACAGTACAGTAAAGAACGTCCAAGGCATCATGCTTGAAGAAGAATACACAACGGCAGATGGATTCATTAACTTCTCCAAAGTAACTGTAGCTGATGAGGCCATTGCCCAATCTAAAGTAGTGGGTCTAGTCTCAGCTCTGGCTACAATGGGAACAGTGATCGTGTCTGAAACAACGCCTCTCAACCCTTTGTCTGGTTGGTTGTGGGTGGACATCTCTCAAGCTATACCTAATCTTCGTTTCTACCAAGGAACAGAGTGGATCAACACCAAAGAAGATGTTGACCTTCCCTCAATTACTATTGGTGATGTGAATAAGTACCTCGCAGTTAACGAGACAGCAGATGGCTATGTATACCGCCAACTAGACTTCACCACAGTTGTACCAAAAACTTACATGGGTGCTGCAAACGGCGTAGCTTCTCTTGACTCTGCTGGCAAGGTTCCAGTTGCAGAGATACCCATCCTCTACTCAGCTCACTCAATCTCAACAGAAGTATCTGGTTCAGTTAGTGACCAAGACTATTTTCTAATGAGGTTGTGGAGACAGAAAATACGGATTGATGGACTCTCTGCAAAGACAAGTTCAGGCACATGCCAAGTACAAATCACAATAGATGGAACTGGTGTTGGTGATACACACTCAATTTCTTCAGGAGGCCAAGACCTTGTTATAGACCCCATCATCGAAATAGATGGCGTGGTTTCATCCAAGCGTATTGGAATAAACGTAACCTCAACTTCTGGCGCAAGCGACCTTCAAGTCGCAATCGCAGTTGCATCATCGGTGATCTAACATGTCTTACGGCAAGCCTAATAAAATATCTTTCACAGGTTCAAGTTCATCTCCCAAAAGATCAGGGGGTCGCTTCGGTGACTCTCTTATCGCATTCATGTCGCCAGAACAAAAGACGATGTTGGAAGCGCAGGGAGCGCAGGGAACAATTAACCCAGATACGGGTTTGCCTGAATACTTTAACTTTAATGAAATGTTTACTCCGACTCCTGCATCCATAGCTGCTAATCAAGCGGCTGGTGCTAAACACACAAAAGAACAAGAGAGACAAAGAATTGCGGATGGTGGCTACAAAGAGCAAACCTATGCTTATGGTTCTGAAGAAGCCAAGCTCATGCGTGAGTATGGCAAGCAAGATCAATACCCTACCTTTGGCGGTCAGCTTAGTGCAGACGTTGATGAAGCTGTAAACGCCTACAGAGAAAGTGGTGGCCCTTTAGCTGCTTTAGGAAAAGGGCTTAGTAATATTTTCAATGGAGTAGAGAGTGGCCCTGAAATTACTACCCACTCAGCACACGCTGCTGAATTTGCATCCGTTGATGACCTAGCAAAAGAGCTAGAGAAATCTGAGATGGAAGAGCCAGAAGATGGATTTTTGAACTTCGCTAACGGCTTAATAAAGTTTGGCCTAGTGGCACTTAATCCAGCAGCAAGTGTTGGAATGGGTCTAGGTAAACAACTGTCTAAATTCCTTGGTATTGGTGGTGGTCTTAATTTTGGCCCTGAAATAAAAATCGTAAAGCAAGAAGACGGCTCTTACGGGATTAACGCAGGTCTAGGTTTAGACTTAGGTGCAAGTGTTGGCGTTATGGGAACACCCATACAGTATGGAGTAGGTCAACAAGTAGCTTCAGCAGGAATCAATATTAGTGCAGACGGAATAGAAACCTACACCTCTGGCCTAGAGGGATCATCTACTTCTGGTGACAATTCCTCAAACATGGGTACGGCCATTGATCACAGCGATAACTCTCAATCTACCGCAGGCGAGTTAGCTGCGACAGATGGCGAGACTACCTTTGGTCAGTTCGGAAATAACGAGGCAGGCCCAGCACACATCAATCCATCGGAGTATGCCTCGCTGAAACAAGCAGGTTATGCCCCACCAATACTCTCAAGCAACTTCGGAAACTTTGACGACATTAATTACGTCAATCCGAATATGCCTATATAAATTTAGGAGTCCGTCATGGCACATCCAAAAAAATCTGTTAACTTTTCAACACCACGGAATGCTTCCAAGCATGGACGTTTTGGTGACTCCTTGATTGCATTCCTATCTCCACAAGCCCAAGCTCATTTGGCCTCTAGTGACAACGTACTAGCTACTATAAATCCTCTAACTGGATTGCCAGAGTATGCTGACATTAGCGAGGAAGATTCGTTTGCTAACGACAAATGGGTTAATGACATGTACAGCCAAGTCTTCGATAGGGAAGCTGACACTGAAGGTGCTGATTACTGGTCAGGAAGGCTTGATGACGGAACCGCTAGTCAAGACGATATAATGAAAAGCTTCCTTGAGTCAAATGAGTATGACCAAAAGCAGATGGAACCAGACTATAACATCGACACTGTTTACGATGATGTTTTTGGTCGTGAAGCGGACGAAGATGGAAGAGCAGCTTATCAAGAGCAGTACGACACTAAGGCTACTGATTACGATGACATAATTAACGGTATGTTTGGGTCAGACGAATTCACGCAAAAGTACGAAGAACCAGCAGGCGTAGAAGATGTAACTGAAGCGGTAGAAAATCTCGACACCTTCTCGGATGATGACGGCACTTTCTCAATGGAGGATGCGAGTGCAAAGATGAATCAGTTCTATGACGAACACTCCATAAACGATGCTGATACAGCAGGTGGTGACTATTGGGCAGGTCGTCTTGATAACGCCACATCCGAAACAGAAATTTCAGAAATTGAGCAGGCATTCCTTACCGCACTATCTAACGACAATGGCATTGACTCTGACTCTGGCAGTTTCATAAATGATGCCTCCTCCGCATACCTAAATGAAGGCAGTGGTTATATAGAACC